TCCGCTCGGGAGCGAGAGCGCAGGATTCGGCTGGAACAGATTGCGCGGATTCGCGACGCCGCGGTCGTTGAAGATGAGCGCGGCCTGCTGCGACGAGAAACGCACGCCCGCCTTCTCGGCTTGTAGGATGTCGTGAAGCATCCGCGCGGTCTGAATCGCTGCATGAAAATCCGTGATGCCGCGATACTGGTCCACCCGAAATGGGTCGAGGTAGTGACAAAACTGATTCGCTGGAATGTCCTCCGCGCCGAAATAAACGCCGTCGCGACTCACGCGATAAATCCGATAAGCGACCGGCTGGCCAAAGTCATTCGTGACGATTCCTTGAAAGTAGTTATTTGAGGCGACCGCCGTGTCGTTCGGGTTGCCGATGCGAGTCGCAGGCACGAGCTGGAGCTTGAGCCCCTCGCCGCTGCGACGAATCACGAAGCCGCAGTCACCGTCCACCGGACGCTCCTCGGCGGCGAGCTGCACGAGCTTCTTGAAGCTGTGCCGGTTCGTCACGTCGCACGTCTTGCACCACGCGTGGAAATACTCGCTGATTGTCTGGTTGTAATCGCGATCTCCGGTCGTCGGCGAATACTCGTTGGGCGTTAAATACGTCCCGAACTTGCGGGAAATTTCGCGAGCCTCGGGGAAGTTCTGAACCAAGTCCTGAGCCTCATACATCATAACCACGCGGTCGCGCTGATTCTGCGATGACTCCGCTGGCTGCGCATATTGCTTCGGAGCGTAGAGCCGATTCGTCCGCGCGGCGTTGTATTCAAAAAAAGACTTTGCGACGCGAGCCTCCAGCCGTTTCAGCGCCCACGTCGGCGCGATGTTTTCGAGCGCGCGGTCGAGCCACGGCTTTTGCGTGATCAATTTTGACGCGTCGAAAATGTCGTTTTCCATGTTGTTCAGTTGCCGGTGAAGCTGACGAAGGTCGTATCGGTGGACGTGCCCGCCGCGTCCGTCAATGCGTCTTGCAAGTTGCCGAGCATATTGTTCAGCGCGTTCAAGTCCGCGCGGCTCACGCTTTTGCCGTTCAAGCTGTAACTCTGGTTGAGCAACACCGCTTGGATAGCGTCAATTGTCTTGGTCTTGAGCGCGGTCAGGGTCGCGCTGTCCAGTCCGAGAAATGGGTTGTCGAGCATACTTGTGCCCGAAACGTCAAACTAGGCTCAGTCTTTCACCGGCGTGTAGCGCACGACGTTGGCAATCGTGGCCATGCAGAGCATCATCGCCGAGGTGTCCAGCCCGTGATTCGGCGCGTTGCTCTTTACCTCGCGCCACTCCCAGACGCCAGTGCGAATCTCCACCTTCGACTCGCCCTTGAGGTGTTCGAGATAGAGCGGATTGACGTCTGCTGGCAGGAGCCACTTGAGATCGCCCTTGGCCTCTAGCGCGTTCGCGAGGAGGTCTTTGAAATAGTCGCCGCTCCAGTCGTAATAATAGACGTCCCCGCCTCGGTAATCACTCACGCGCGGCTCGCTGAACGGAAAGTTAATCAGCTTGTCGCTCGCATCGTCGCGCATCGTCCACGTCTTGCGAGCGTGCCCGCGCATCCCGCGCCAGCCAAAGTCCGCACAGTCACGGTCCACGTCAGCCGGTCGGTAACCGCGATCTTGAGCGACGCACGCGTCTTGCACCTTGTAGCGGTATTGCATCTGGCGAAGCTGGTCCCGCGTCTCGATGCGCCCGAAGTAAAGTTGCTTGTAGGTCGGCCCCGTCGCCGATGAGAACGCCCCGATTTCCACCCACCAGTGATCTTGCTGGCGGTCGATCGACATGAACCGGATGACCTCGCCGTCGATGCCTTCGCCGTTGCTGAACTGGGCGACGGTGTAGTCCGACTTTGTCACGAAGAGATTGACCACCTTCTTCTCGACAATCCACGGCCTCGCCTCGCGCTTCGTGCGAAACTCGATCTTCATCTTATCGTCGCCCTGCCGCACGTGGTGATTGTCGGCCTCGCAGAACTCCTCGACGAGCAGGCGCATCGGGCGACTTACAACCGCCTCGACGCGGAAGCTCTGAATCTCCGACGGCGCGGTCGGGTTCATCGGCACGAAGCGGCCGGCACGCTTCCAGCCGTTGCGCGTCGTGTCGGTGTCGGGCGATTCGTGACCGCAATGCGGGCAGCGGAACCGACACGAGGCGACCGCGCGCGGCACGTCCCACGTCTCGTCATCACGCTTTGCTGCCGCATCCCAGACCACGCCGCCCCGCAGCCCCGTCTCCTCGTTCTTGTCGAGCGCAAAGGCGAGCGGGTGAACCTTGCGGCACGCTGGGCACTCGGTGCTCCACTCCTGCTGATTGCCTTGGCGGTAGCTCGTGTCCTCCACGTTGCCGGTTTCGAGGTCCATGATCGGCGCTTGCGAGGTGTTGTAAATCTTCGAGCGCCCGACTTCCTCGAAGCGCGAGACGCGGGCGACGGCGTGGCCATACACCTCCTGCCATTTCGGCAGCCAGATTTCGTCGTTGATTTTGTAGCGAATGGACTGCGATTGCTGCGACGAAAGGTTCGCGGGATTAAGCAGGAAAAAGAAGCCGCCGAAGTAAATCTCGGTCGTCGTCCGGTGCGGCCCGACGCGCGGGAGCATCGCCGCGACTGGCTTGCACGACTCAAAGATCGGGTTCAGCCGCGACTTCGCGTGCCGGTCGATCATCTCATCAGTCTGCATCGTCCACGAGATCGGCCCCGCGTCGTTGCAGATGAGCCACGGCACCCAGATGTCAGCGACGAGCGTGCCACCGATCTGCACGGCTTTGCGAAAGTGCACGCGGCGCACGAGCGGATTTTGGAGCGCGTCGAAGATTGGAATGAGCCACGGGGAAATCTTGACGTTGAAGGGTCCGCTTGTCGCGTAGGACTCGGGCAAAATGATGTGCTTGCGCGCCCACTCGTAGATCGGCGAGCGGTCTGGCTGCGGCAAGCGCAGGGTGGCGCATAGGAGGTCGGAAGCAGTCACGCTTGCCCCTCTCCCTCCCTCGACCTATCCAGCGCCTCACCCTCAAACGTCGCAATGTTCGCGTTGATCACCTCCCGAATCTCGCCGAGGATGACACCGCCCTCGACGTTCAATTCTGCCGCGTTCATTCCCACGCCGCGCGGCCCCAGCTCGACTTCGAGCTTGAGGCGCAGGAGCAGGTTGAGCTTTTGGCCCAGAGTGACCAGCATCGCCTCGACGACTTCGCGGTCGATCACGTCACCGGCTTCGCGCTCGTTTTTAGAGCGGGCGAGGCGGATTTGCTCGCGCATTAACTCGGCTTTGAGCTCGGCGAGGTTCTTCGTCGCCACGTCCTTCCCGATCACGTTCTCCGCACAGAACTGCTGCCACGCTGCGAGGTTCTCGCGGCGTCCGTCCTCGTGCTTCTTCGGTGCGTCGGGGAATCGGTTGCGCGCGTCGTAGATCGCTTGGCGGGACAAGCCGAGTTCCTTCGCGAGCGTGCTCAGGTCCTTCACCCAGCCGTCGAGCTGGCCGGTCTGGAAATCGTTTAGCGCCTTGCGCTCCGAGGTCGTCAGCGTCTTGCCGGCCTTGAGCTTCTTTCCGATGTTGGAAAGATTGGCGTTGGCCAGAATCTCTGCGGTATTTTTCGCTTCAATGCTCACAGTTTGACCGGCGTCTTTCCAGTCGCGTCAGCCCAGCGTTGAATCGCCACAGCGACATAAGCCGGATTCAGTTCAATCGCTCGGCATTTCCTGCCTAACTGTTCGCAGGCGATGATAGTCGTCCCGCTTCCACTGAATGGTTCGTAGACGAACTCGCTTTCGTGATTACGAATTGGTCGGGCCATGCACTCAATCGGCTTTTGAGTGCTATGACCTGTCTCTGATTTTGTCGGATTTGGAATCTGCCAAAGCGTTGATCGATCACCTCTAATTGCATAGACTCTTTTCGCTTCGTCTTTTGCCACAAAAATTAATTCATCTGGGCGAGTAACATCATCAATATTCTTCCATAGCGTGCTTTGTGTTCTGTCCTCTGTAAATTTTGCACTCTGGCCTTTCTTTACTGCGTACCAGCAAGGCTCATATTGATGATGATAATTTCCGCGCGAAATAGAAAGTCTATCTTTTGCCCATATAATTAAATTCCTAAGTTCAAATCCAGATGCGTAAATTGAATCCGCAACAACCGGACTATATTTATCAGCGTGCCAAACATAGCAAACCACGCCGCCTTGATTAATAAAAATTTCCCATGTCTTAGTCCAATCGGCTATGTCATCATTCATGACTTTTCCGGTAGCCATGTCTCCGCTTTCTCCTCCGGTAATTGCATCAGCCCTCCAACTTGCATCGTAGTTCACGCCGTATGGTGGATCGGTAACCATCAAAAATGGTTTATCTCCAGCAAGGACTTTAGCTACGTCATCTGTTTTAGTAGAGTCTCCGCACAATATTCTGTGCTCACCTAGCTGCCAAAGTTGACCAAGTTCGACATTCCATTTTGCTTTTAATTCCTCGGCTTTATCTATTTGTGGCTCGGCATCGATTGCGGAATCGCCAGCGAAGTCTTTGGATATTTTATCCAGATCACCTTTCACGAATCCGAGGTCGGCCAAGTCAACGCCTTCATCTCGCAAAGACTTCAGCACCTCCGCAAGCGAATCTTCCCACTCCGCCAGCTCGGCCGTCCGGTTGTCCGCGATCGCAAACGCCGTGGCCTCGACGCCCGCCAGTTCGGTGCGCACGATCTGGATTTCGGTCCAGCCGAGCTCCTGCGCCGCGGTCAGCGTGCCGTTGCCGGCGAGGACGATCCCTTTCGCGTCCACGACGATGGGCTTTTGCTGACCAAACTTGCGCAGGCTGGCTTTGATCGCGTCGAGGTTGCGGCGAGAGTGCTTGCGGACGTTGCTTGGGTCGAGCGAGAGGTCGGCGACCGAGATGGTTTCAAAGTTCATGTGTAAAGGTTGTCAAAAAAACGAAATGGGATTTTTTGCTCTAGGTCGCTTAACC